GTTTGATCACCAGTTGCGCCAGATTCAATGCCATCGAGTTTGGTGTGATCTGCGTCGGTAAAAGCGTTGGTGTTGGCTTGACCTTCATAGGCGGCTTTGATCTCTGCGCCCGTTTGGTCTGCAGTCGCTGCAGTCTCAATACCTGAGAGTTTAGTAAACTGTGCATCAGTAAAAGCATTAGCTTCTACTTCATACAATGCTTTAATTTCAGATCCAGTCTGGTCAGCAGTTGCAGCAGTTTCAATGCCATCTAGCTTTGTATGATCAGCATTTGTGAAGACATTACTGTTAGTAGCTGCATTTACAAGAGTACGTATCTCTGCGGCTGTTTGATCACGAGTAGCATTATCTTCAATTCCATCAAGCCTGATTTTATCAGCACCCGATAAAATACCCGCACGAGTTTGAGTGACAATAGGAAGAGCTGCATTACTACCTTTATTATTAGTAACAATACCAGGACTATCAGCAGGATCAAAAATATCAGGTTGATATCCAAGGTTAACAGCTTGATTCTCAATATCTTGGATACGTAAGTTATTGGCATCCTCAATTGCTAAAAGCAACTGTTCAAAGTTATCATTAAGATCAACAGCTCTAATAGTAGCTCCTGCATTAAATACAGCAGACAAAGAACTTAAATCAGTACACCTATAAATAAAGAGAGTACCTGCGGGTGGTGCAGGGTTAAAGATAACTTCTGATGGATTGCCAGGATTAATACTATAGGTTGTATTATCCATTTCAACGTTATTAATACGAGCCCTGATATCTTCAGAGTCATGATAGTTGAACGTTATAACAAAGTTTGTTTGTGTACCGTTAGCGGTAAATTGATCATAATTAAGATCAGGGTTACATCCAGAAGCCATAATTATTTAGGAATAGAGATAATAGATTGAAGATCATTTGCTTGTTGATTATTGCCAAGTTTACGTTGTTGGTTTACAGCGTACTGAAGACGTTGTTGTTCAGATAGTGCAAGGGCACGTTGATCTTCATTGATAAGAGCCTGGAATGCACTGGTCTTAGCTGCAGTAAAAATGCGTCTAATCTCCACACCATGCAAAGTATTTGACGTACCGTATTTTTTACCAGCATCCCTATCAGCTTCCATATCATATATAGATTGAACAATTTGAGGCTTCCTAAATAACTGCTCTAGTTGACTCTCAATATTTTGTTGACCAAGTAAGTATTGATATCGGGATTTAAGATCTGGATAGCCGTCTAGGTCTTCACCATTAGGACCATTATTAAATTGCTGTTGCAAATTAATCTGTGATCTAAAGAGAAGTTGTCTAGTTTGATTAGCAGCAAGATTAGATTGGAAGGGTGCAACAGCATTCCATAATCTAGTCATTGGATCCCAATCATTTAGTACAGTGCCATTAAGAATGTCGTACCTATATGCGGGTTGATCCGTTCCAGGTAAAAGATCAAACCAGAGGTTACGTCCATATACACCTGCAGCAAAACCATCTTCCAGCTCACGCATACCAGGGCTAAATAACTTGCCAAGTTCATTACGTAAACTAGATAGTGGTACTTGGTTATTGACAAGGTTGGCTGCGACAGAACCTGAACGCTGCCCTTTAGAACTCATAAGTTCTTGCAAGTTCATCAAACCAGCAAGGAATGTCTTGTTAACTACGTTAGCGGACAGGACATGCATAGCTTTGGAGAACTCATTATTAGTCCACTCTTCGCCCATAGCATTACTTGCATCGCCAACATCAGCAACAAAAGCAAGAAAAGAGTTAAAAGGTTCAAGTGAATCAAAACTGACATACTTACCACCAATTCTGATTGATCTTGGTTTCCATCCAGCTTGAAGCCAGGAGGTTCTGAGACTACGATCAGGAGGACCGTTACCAGTTAGATCTCCATTTAGGTACATCATTGATGCAGTACCTACAACAGCCGTACCAATGGCCTGACGTCCAACCATAACTGCTTTATGGTTAGCTAAGTCTTGGGGAGAACGTATTCCATACTTAAGCATATCTGGATCGTCCCAAGATTTAGTAAGAAGATCACGAGTTTCTTGTAAGAAAACGTTTAGACCAGGGGTATACTTAGTTGTTAGTTCTAAAGCATTAATACCAGTCTTCATAAATAGACCAACAAAAGGTTTGATAGCAGGAAAAGCATCTAATGCTTGTTCCATCTTTTTCATACCGCCTGTTAAGTCACCCTTCATAGCGGCTTCATCCCAAGAGAATTGAGCCATAGGATCAGCAAGCTTGCCATCAGCAGCCCATATTGCTTTCTCCATAGCTTCATCAGCATCAAAACCAAGCTGATCTAGCTGAGCATCGTCCACACTACCTTGTAGTTTTTCCATGCTCTTATACAACTTGCTGTGTTGTTTAGAACGTTCAAAACCACGTCCAACTAACTGACCAAAGAAAGAATCAGAAGCCGACATTACACGGGGACCATAGTTTAAGAAGGGGTTACGATTAAGACCACGCATGGTATTGGCAATACCGTACAAAGCCTTCTCACCCTGTGTTCCATTAGTGAGGAAGTAGTTGCTCATTTGCTCCCATTCAAGATCTTTCTTATTAACGATTGCACCCCTAAAAGGATCATCTTTACTAAGATAAGTTTTGAAGTCAGCAGATGCTTTTCTCATGGCGTCACCACGAGCTTCCCACATACCACCAAGGAATGCCCACGACTCACGCATTGTGCGAGTATCACCTGTAAGAGATGCACCAATAATTGCAGAGACAGGCCTCATAAATGTATTTAGAGCAGTGCCTACAGTGGCCCGTACAGGCGTCTTGGGGCCTGAAAGCATGGAGTTGATGCCCATAGTCATCATCTCTCCCACAATGGCGTTGCGCTCTTGCACAGTGCCGTTTGAGTAACCGTTTAACTTACGTTGGAAGAATGCTTCCATATCTTTCATAGTACCAAGATCACCATTGCTAGCACTATTAAAGTATTGCCAAGCTTCAAAAAGTTGACCTTGATCATTATCCTTACGGATGACTTCTCTTAATGTATCAATTACATTTGCCGCCTTATTTTCAGCTTCCTTATAAATTGATTCCATGTTAGAAATAGGAGCGTCATTAGGAGACTTGAACCGTCGTAGGTTATAAGACGATAAGGCTGAAGTTCTAGCTCTAATACGTGCAAGTGCTTTATAACGTTCAGTAATACCATCAATAATATTACCTGGAGCAGTAACATCAATTTGATCAGAAATACTTAATCCTGCTTTAGACAGGTCTCTGATTTGTTGAGACAACTGACCAAGCATTACATCGGTAGCAACTAGCTGACGATGACTCAGTACATCAACTCCATTAATGCTATCCATTACTTGACCATCCTTAAACTTTGGATGCAAAGAATGTAAGAACTCAAGCATACGTTGTGGTTCCATATCAGAGACATGAGAGTTACCACTAATATCTAGGTAGTTAGCAATGTCAGCAGTAGCATCAATAAAATCATCACGCATCTGTTTTCTAGATGTTGATCCATAGAGTTGCTTAAAGGATTCGTTATCGACTAAACCTTCTGCCATTTTGTTAATTTGATCAGTACTCATATCAGTACCATCAGCAACACGACGGATAGCAGCTTCAGTCATGACGCCACGGTTAGCACCACGCTTACTCACTAAGTCATTGCGGATAGTGATTTGATCACGGATAGCACCCATGACATCACCATCAACACTCAAAGGAGCGTTTTCATGAGCTTCAGCCCCATAGGTGTAATAGGGATTTTCTCGTGGTTGACCAAACTCAAGATCAGCTTCAAATTGATCTGCACCAATCTTGTCTACTTCTTTACCTTGGCGAATACCACGACGGCTGTAATCACGTTCTGATCCAAAATCAAGATCCATGTCTAAAGCTTGCTTTTCGATATAAGCTGCTTTTACTTCGTCATCTAATTCATTCCAAGCGGGTTGGATTTTGTCAAGGATGTCGTCCACAGAATCTGCAGAGTAACCAGAAAGTTCTAACTGATTACGAATCTCATCTGGAGTAGGAGTTTTCCAAGTTGAACGCCAATCATCAATAGATACATCACCAACAATATTGTTTTTCTTTAAAGCAGTAAAGTAATCTTTTTCGTACTTTTTCTGCGCTGCTCCTGCAATGATTTCTCCACGACCAGTGTATTCCGTTTCCAGATTTAGTTTTACATCGGTCATAGGTGTTGGATAAGCTTTATCGATTGGTTCTAGCTTTTCACGCTTTCTACCTTTATCGGCTTGTTTCTTTAAAGAGCTTTCTTGGTCTGCTGCTTTACCTGACATTTTTCTAATACCAGCACCAACCCCTTCCAGAGCAAGGTCAAGTAGACCTCCAAGGGCCATACCTTCTAAGACGTTATAACCAACTCGCTGAGCAGGCGACATATAGTCTTTAGTAGCAAGAGGTTCTAATACATCAAAAAAAGAATGATCAGTATCAGTAAGAATCTTTGCAAGGTTAGAGTCAGTTGAATCAGCATCCCAAGCATCAACAGCAGCACCTTTAAGTGCACCCTTACCAAGAGTCTTACTGAGTGCAAGAGCACGCTGAGCTTTAGGTGCAAGGTTAGTAGCCTTACCTACTTGAGATAAAGCACTTAAACCTCTTACGCCTTTGAGAGCAGCCCCAATCTTACCGACACCAATAAAACCAATACCAATATCAGTAGCGCCTCTAATAAATTTACCCCAGCCTGTACGAACAATAGGCTGATCATTAAACTTTAATGATGAAGCAAATTCATATGGGTCTTGACCTTTTGTTCGTTGCTTGTGAAACTCAGGATCAAAGTACTTGCCCAGATCAATCGTGTTGTTCCAAGCATCCTGTGCACCTGCAGTTAGTGCATTACCTAAGTCTTGAAAATTTTCAGTAACACCGAAATCTTTAGTATCTTTGATTTCGTGTTGTGGCTTCATACTACCATCTTCATTGGTAGTTTCCTTGTATTGCTTTTCTTGATTAGCGATATCTTGAGCCTGAGCCTCATTCCAATTATCTAATTTTAATTGGCGGGCATTATGCTGCTCCTTTCTTTCTTTGCGGCGTTCCAAATATTCTTGATGAGCACCGTCGTTAATCTCTTGATCAGAGTACATAGTTATTTGTTGTAGTGTAATTTAAGAGCACTTTCTTTATAATCAAGCCCTGAAAAATTATCATTGACTCTAGGGTCTTGATCTAATAAATCAATTTGACGTCTCATTTCAGCACGAGATACATTTTGTAGACCATGCCAACGTTGACCTAACCCATAAATGACGTCTTCGCCAATCGAACGGAAGGTTCCAATGGAGGTATGTACATAACCAATTGCAAGACGGTCTTGTGTTGCTTCGTCAAATAGTGAATTAGGATCAATATTCTGATCCCTAACTTGCTCTATTAAAGTAGCAGGGACAAATTGATAACGACCTGCAGCCATGAGCAAACCAGATCGCTGCCTGTCAATGATTTCCTGAATAGTGAAAGAAGTTAAAGGACGACCAAAGTTACGTTCACCCGTACTCGTACCTTCAGGGTACCGCCCATAACCGCCAGTGTTTAATGCATCATATCCACCATGAACAGTGTCATTACTAGATTCCTGAGAAGCTATTAGGTTTAACATCGGCCTATATCTATCACTAGGGTCTCTAGTAGAATGAGAGATTGAAAGAGCACGAAATTTCTTACCAGTAGATGGCATTGAATTTATAATTCTTCGTACATCTGGAGGAAGTACGGTAGGGGATATGTAATAACGATTGGAAGTAAAATCAATTAGAGGAAGGTCATATTCGTCTAGCTGTTGATTGATTATTTCCTCAGCAGACTTATTGGATTGCTTAGCAAGTTGATTGATATACCATGGGATATTACGATGTTTCCTGAAAGTCATTGAATTTAGTTTATAAATCCAAGACGCCTTATTCTCAATCTCACCAAAAGCTTTTTCAGACAAAAGTGTATCTGGATTAGCTTCTAGTTTTTCTTCTATAGCAGTAAGTGCTTTTGAATCAACTGAGCTAGAAGTTGCAATACTTACTTCTGCAAACCCACCAGTTAAACCGACAGCAGGTTTGTTATTTATTTCAATAAGTCTGAACATTCCTTTGTTTGAACTGGCAGCTAATGTCAGCTCTTTATTAATATGTTCTTGTGCAGCTCTAAGAGAATCAGTAGGACTCATTGATTCAGAAGATTGCTGGAAAACTTTAGAGAATTCCTTCATAGCCATATTTGCCATCATATCAATCTGTAACCCATGATCTACAGTTCCACTATCTTTCATAAGAGACTTTAAATCTGAAACGATAGTTTTTTTGATTTTATTGTGATCATATACAGAAGCAGCACTATTTGCTTTTTTAAGTTGTACTCTCATTTCTGCAGAAGCATTTCTACCAACAAAATCGATTTGCTCATTAGAAAGAGAAACGCCGGACTCCTGTGCTTGATAAACATATTGCTTAAGAAGTTTATCATTCAGACCTTCTGTTTGTATTCCATACCTCAACATATCTTGTGGCAACCCTTTGTTTCCAAGAGAAGAATTCTTACGTAACTCAATATCAGTTTGAAGTATTTGCTGTAAACTCATGGTAGGAATTAAAGGCCTTAATTCATCCATAGCTTGATTATACTTAAGCGTCTTAGTATTCTCCTTTTTCTCATAAGAAATTTTTCCCTGCTCATCAATTTTAAGAAGCAGTTCGTTCATACGAGTGCCTATTGCGCTAATAGTTTTACTCTCAAGATATAATTGTTTATGATTCTGTTTGGGATCCTGACCTGAAGGAGCTACAAGAAACCAATTAAATGCATCTACTCCTTGTTTAAAAGTACCAGGGTTTTCAAGCATTGTAGAAATAGTATCAAAAAACCGATTAAAGTTGCCAGGATTATCCAAACCTTGACTTCTTATATGTCTCATGGTGTCTTCAGGTCCCGTGAGATTATTAACTTCGGTTAGGCGTGCATTAGTTTCTTGCTCTCTGAGAATATCATTTCTTGCAGTAATGTAGTCAAGATTTTCCTTTCTAACAGCTTCATCAATTTTTGGATAAAAATATTCAGAGGCGAATGCAGGATCTAAATTACCATAAGGTTTGGAATACTCAGCAATAAGTTGATCTTGGATGATACCATAAAATTTACCGTCTTGATATTCTTTAGCCTCATTAAGACTAATCTGTACACCATCATCAATCTCAAACTTTTTATCTCGATTTTTGTCAAGATAATTTGCAAAGTTCTTACCGCCAGACTTAGCCCATTCTTGCTGAGCACCATAAAGTCTCCAACCATCTAATTTACGGATGGCAGCGATCTCATCAGGAGAAGCGTTTCTAGATTTAAGGAGTTCAACAATCTGATTGTTAGCAGCTCCTTCAGCCTGAAGATCAGCCTCGGACATACGAAGCTGATTATAATCTTCCTTACTGACGCGATACTTAGCAACAAGAGATCGACCAAAATCCTCTTGTTCATCCTTATAATTTTGCTTTAAATCATCAGCAAGTTTTAAAGCAGACTGAGAAAATTCCCCGAGCCTAGAGATGTTCTGTATGTCTTGTGCTGTTTTAACCCGGTCTTTTTCTGTGAGAGCAGCGTAGTTTTCTTTTAGTTGATCACGATAGGCGCGTTGGTACGCGTCCATCTGATTCATGTTTTGTTTAACCTCGTACTCTTCTCTTCTATTTTTATTTTCAATAGCAGAGTTATATCTATCCTGCTGTTGGATATCAAGTGTGTATGCACGTTCCTGAGCCTTGCGCTTACGCTCGGCAGCTTCCATCATTCGACGTGCTGTATCTGGAATTTTGACAGGATCAAAACCTTGGCTTTGTGCCTGTCCTCTATAAGTAGCCATATTTAATTAGAAAAATGGAACAACTGATGCTGCAATATTAATTCCATCGGAAATATTATTCCAAACGGATGTCTTACCTAGAGCACCTTTAATAGGCTTAGGCGGCTTAAGGGGTTCGGATGGTTTGATGAAGTTGGTGTTAGGAATCTCCCGTGGGACAGGGAGCGGTGTTGGAAGTTGTGGGGGCAAACTAAGATTACCCTTGGCCTGCAAGTTGGCGGAATACTTATCAAGCTTGAGTTGATTTTTAGACTGTGTAAATGCTTTATTAGCACTAGCCTCATTAGCCTCAAATACAGCTTTATTGTTCTTCCATTCTTGCTTATTGAATCCCATCCTATTAGTGATGTTTTCCTTAGCAAGCCTTACTTGTTCTTTAGTAGCTTGCAAAGCATTAACCAAGCCCTTCTTATTATTTTTATTTAGAAGATCTTGTTGTTGCTTCTCAAAACTATTAATATTTTGATTTTTGTTATTAATTTTTTCATTTTTCTTATTGATAAATTTTTCAGTTTTTAAACTTTGCTTGGCAAGTTTATTGTCCTGTTTAAATTGCTTCCTATCAGTCTTAAGACTTTCTTTTTGAGAAGCCTCCTGCTTTAATTTAGAAGTAAGCTTGTTTTTCTGAGTGGTGGTAGTAAGATTATTCTTTTTCTGAGTAAGCTTTTCAATCTTTTTATCAGACTTAACCTGAGATATTTGCTTATCAAGAATATCCTGTTCGTTGCTAAGCTTGACTTTATTATTAGAAGCAATAGTTTTCTGATTTCGCAGCTTGTCAATATTATTGTCGAAAATAGAATTTTGATTTGAAAGTTTAGTGAAATCAGCAGATAATTGTGCCGACCGAGATGCAGACTCTTCATAAGCAATGGACCTCTCTTTCTTAAGAATATCCTTGTCGTTTTCGCGTTGTTTCTTTTCATAAAAAATAGCTGACTTGCGAAGAGTGGATTCAATCACTTGTTTCTCACGATCTCTTTTAGCAATCAGTGCATTCTTTTCATTTTCAGTAAGAGACTCGTCAGCAATAGCTTCCTGATAAGTCTTTTCTAAAAGAGCTTTTTGACGCTCACCAGTTTTAATTGTTGACTGCTGTTCTTTGATAGCAGTATCGTATGCCAACAAATCTTTTTTAAGATCTTTATCAATGACTTGTTTAGAACGTTGACGCACTAATTTACCCCGTTCGTTAAGAGCTTGGTTTTGCTCATAAGATGTTTTACTTGAGAGCTGCTGTTCAGAAGATGACTTATCTTGTGAAGCAAATACAAGGCTATTAACAAGCTGTGCTTGCTGTCGTCCATACTGAGCTAAAGCAGATTGAGCTTGTGAATCGACACTTTGTCCTCTACGACCAAGTGCAGCGACTGAACCCTTGGCACGCATTTGTTCAGCGTAATTTTCCATACGCTGTGCAATATTCTGATTGACCTGCTGAGAGTATTTTCTATTTAAATCTCCTCCAAGAAAACCAGCTTGCTCTAATGCTTGTGCACTTTTGTCTGCAATGGCTTGATCTTCTGCAGTGATAAGACCTGCATCTTCAAGATCTTGTGCATCTGCAGCATCAGAAGTAGAAGTATTTTTGTCAATTTGAGCCTGGTTAATATTTTGCTCAGCCTCAAAGATTGTCAGATCAGCCGCTTCTTGCTCACTAATTAAATTCTTTTTAGCACGTATTTTATTTGCTTCAGAAGTAAGAATATCCTGCCTAGCTTGTGCAATACTAGAATCTCTAGCGTCAGTGGAGGAAATAGAATTAGATTTTGCATTTAAGGAGTTAATAGCCTGCTGTACAGAATTAACACGCTCATCAGTAATCTCACTACGCTTTGCATTAATTGCAGTAATTGCTGACCGTTGCCGAGCATTAGCACCTTTATCAGCAGTAATATTATTTTGCTGAAGACCAACATTAGAAATATCGGAATCAAGACTATCCTGTTCAATACCAAGATTAACATAATCGCGACCGAGATTGTCCTTTCTCTCCTTAATAATATCAATATCGTCCGACAATTTATTTAAACGCTCTGTAGAAATCTTTTCATCTTTTTTATTGAGTTTCCCCAGCAAACTACGCTCTTGACGCATTTGATAGGAATTCTCCTTAGAGATATCAATCTGATTACCAAATTGGTCGAGTTTATTTTGCCGGGTTTTGCCGAGCTGAGTGATCCTCTTATCTAAAAGACCATCCTTAGCATCGGATATTTTAGATTGTTGATTGTATATTTCAGTTTGTTGATTGTATATTTTATTTTGAGCTTTCTGCCTAATATTAATATCTCTCTTTTTATTAGCTGTGTCATTTTTAGCAGTATTGTAAGCAAGGTTCTGATTAGATTTTTCAAACTGAAGGGAGGATTTATCTTTCCGAAAATTAAGCTTATCAGTTTTCTTGTCAAATAAATTAGAAATTAAAGACTCATCACGCTTGCGCTCTTCAGCTTCTAAAGAAACATTAAAGGCTTGTTTATTAAAATTTTTTTGTTTTTTAAAATCTTTAATGCTTTGATTATAAGCATTCACTCTATCAGTGTACTGATCATTCTGTAACTGGTTTTGATAGTTATAGTTTTGAGCAGCAGTCTTATTCCTATATTGTACATTCTGCTTATCATTTTTGATCTTAAGATCTCTAAGCTGTACAGCTTGTTCATAATTGGTTTGACTTATATTCCAATTATAATCGCGCATCTCCTTATCATACTCATACTGTTTCTTAACAGTTTTGTTATTAGCCTCGATCTTTTTATTAGATCCTCCAATACTCATTGTGATTCCTCCTTCATTCGATCGTACCAACTATGATAGATACGAATGTGTGCAGATACTTTTTTCATTTGATTCCATCCTTGTGTAAGTAGTGCGACTAACGGTAATAACTCATTAAGATAATTACGCCAAGTCCTGGCATGTTGCTTGTCAATATTGTCACCATACTTTTCAGCATGATTTGCAGCCATCCAGGTATTCCAGATAGTTATATGCTGCGATACAAGAGTGTCATAATTATCCCTGAAAAACTTATTAGCATGAATCTTGACAAAGAGATACTCAGCTAGATTTAAAAAGTCTTCAGGCTGTACAGGCTTATCTTGATCGACAATATCATCAAGAATACGGGAAGCATGAGCTATAGCCCAAAGATACTCCGTAGCATCCTTATCACCGGCAGTGCACTCTTTGATAAGGAAGGCGGATTTATCTTGTATAACTTCTCGCTGTAATTCGGTTGTCATGATCGGTTATAGAATCTAGGTGAATAGACTCCTTCCCACTTCAATGAAAGTAAAGAAGAGGCGAAAGGAGAGTCAGATGTAATTTTAAAATCAAAGTCGTTATTTTTTTTGTGAATAGGTATGCTAAAAATACGCTCTTTTTCAATAGGAACAGAATCCGACTGATAGAAATTAGCTTGCGCTACCTCTCCTACATCATTATAATTTAAAGTATTGCGTGGTGCTACTCTAAAAGAAAGATTACCAGTAAGTCCCATAGCAATTTTATAACGACTGATAGTCAATGAAGCTGTATAATCAGGGCCAGCTTGAGTCATCATAAATGTTGTAGGAAGATTAACGATATAATTATAAGTAAAGCCAACGACTAATTGATTGGCTGTATATGTAGAGGTAATATCACCAGTTATGTACCAACCAATAGGATCTTTTAAAAGTTTCCAAAACAAACCCGGACTAGAAGTGCCACTTGTGGTAAGAGCAGTAAATTCAAATTCAGGATCTGGTGTAGTAGGTACTGTGTAATTAGAGAATGCTAGGTATGTCCTATCTGTAGTATCATTATAAGTAAGGCTAGAAGGATTATCCATTAGATCCAAACATGGATTGACAATAATGTCACCAGTAGGAGCCTTAACAGTAAAGCTATTATCAGTAGGGTTAATTGATCCAGATGTAATTTTTAGCTTACCAGCGTGCATAAACGAGACAAAAAAGACATCATTTATAATCTCAAAGGATTGCACATTACCAGGAAACTCCCATCGGAACCAAGATTTAATCTTGAGATCTTGCCCTTCAGAGTATGTACGAAAGTAATATACATACGGAGAATTAGGCCCAAATAAAGCAATAAAAGAATTATTATTATCAACTGTCATTCTATCAATACCAGCAGGTATCCAAGTAGTAACGATTTTACTTATGTCAGTTAATATAGGTGAATTGTTTTCGCCTTGTGGGTACATGCTAAACACTCGTGTATATCCTGGAACAGAGTTGCAGAACATAACCGAGCCATTCATTTCAACAATATTGATGTTTGATACAGAGTACTTTGAGACACTCCTGAGAGCCGCTGTGGAGGGTGTAAGTATCCCATTGGTACCAGCAGTCATAATGAACTGTTCATTAGAACTGAAGACGATTAAACCCTGTGTTGTGGGTATGGAATCGAATAGGTCTACAGTTGAGTTAGATGCAGCTTGAAGATCAATAGGATCACCATCTGTAGCAGTCAACGCCGAAGCACGGAAGAAATTATAGTTATCAAGTGGACGAGACATAATAATTTCATCTTCAGATAGGAACACAAGTCTTTCCTTATATCTAAAAATGTTGTTTATTTTTTTTGTAGTAAATGATGGGAAGGGATTAGTAGTATTGTCACCAGTTATTCTTTCATTCCAAGGTGTAACAGTTAACCTAAACGTTGTAGCATTAACATATTCCAAAAGGTATGGGAGTGTTGAGGGATCAAGCCCTGTAGAAATACCAGGCTTTACAGTTTCTTCCCACGCAACGCCAGACCACTTAACAAAATAGTCATCCTCAGCACCACTAATATTTAATACTTTATAAATGACACCAGTAGTGGGCATCGTACCTGGAACTAAAGTACCACTTGCATCGTATTGAGGATATGGTAGAGATCCTGCACTGTTAACTGTATTAGCAGGGAGGTGAGTGCCTGGAGTAACAGCAGTATTAGCTGCAACAGTAACCGTCTTGTTTAAAATAAGAACAGTTTTCTGTCTGGCAGTTGTTTCAAAGGTGCTCCTTGAACCATTTAAGTAAGGGATTGTACCAATGGCAGAGCCTCCGAAGTCAACAACATTGCACTGAGTACCATTTGAAAGATTGTAAACCTCTAATGTTTGGGAAGTATTTCTAATAATACCTACATAATTACCCGCATTTGCAATTCTAATAAGGAAAATATAACTAGCAGCATAGGCAGTTTCAGTACCAATCTCTGCAAGCTGAGCTGTACCAGGACGTTTCATTAATCCAAACTGAAAATCAGGGAAGACATTAATTGCGTCATCCACGTAGCCAGGGTTTTTTTCGATATCAGGTTCCTTGCTAACGCCTGCGAGAAAAGAAGCTATTTGTTGTGTTACTGCAGCCATTAGAACCTCTGCAATGAACGAGCGACTTCGTATGGTGTGTAATGGAAGTCTTGTGGATCGCCAGTAAGCATACTGAAATCACCTTGATTGTTGTCATACTCAAGGGCTTGTGTTCGTGTATATATTTCGATCTCTTTTAACATAGAATATTGCCCGCTATCACCTACAGCACGTAATGCCATCGTGGCACTAGCTCTTGCAATAATAAAATTTTGGATGGGTACAGGAAGTGTTTCCCAATTAAACATCCATAACACATCACAATGTGGATCGTAGTCCCAAGTATTACTATGCTTTTCACGGTCATACAAAAACATTACATCTGTAGTTGTAGAACGCATAACAGAATCATGACCTTTATTAACGCGTTCATCTGAAAGATCACACTGCAGCATATTGGTAGGAATAAGAATCCAATTGATATACGTGGGAGCGGACGATCGTGTCATTTGATAATGGAACTCTCTATTGAAAGTCCATCCTTCAGCTTGAACATTCCGGGAGGTGGACACCAGCGTGTTCCAAGCCATCGCAACGTCCGGGTTGGATGTATCTAATGTGGTAACAGGAGCCTGCCCGATTGATTGAAGCAGCTCATTAACAGCCGCCAATTGCTCAACCGTAGCGGTTGCTGGCGGATTTCTCCAGGAAGATGTCATTGATAATAGATCTCAATAAGCGAATAAAAAAAAGGGAGAGCCTAAGCCCTCCCATATATCAAGCTGCAGTAAGAGTAAGTACACTTCCAGCAATACCATCAACAGAGACAGTATCACTAGATGTATAACCCTCACCACCATCAACGATGGTTACTGTGCCATTAACAGCGCCGGAAGCATTCGTAGTAAAACGAACAATCAGACCGGCTGCATCATCATCAGCAACAGTAGCGTTAGTTGTCGTAGCAACGACAGCGGTAGATACAGGACCACCACTACCAGCGGTAGTGATAGCAACTGCAGTTACGTCATGATCCACGGCAGCGCGTGCACCATTTAACAAAGTAGAAACGCGGCCTTCGACAAGACCAGCGGAAGTAGGATGATCATATGCACCCTGACGACCTTCAGACAACGAGTAGACACCCGAGTCAGCAGTAGCAGTTGCAGGATCAAACGAGCGTTGCGTTTTAGCAACGGAGTAAGCCTTAATAGTTGCCATTTATTTTCCTCAAATAGCTGTGGACGAGTCAGAACCGACACCACCCCATGCAGCCGCAGTTGATAGAGAAGGGCTAGCAGCACCTGTCTCTTTACCAACAAAAGGATTCATAGTATTGCTATGAACCATTTGACCACCGAGGTATGCCCGCTTACCAGTGCCAATCACATTGTCGCAAGTAGCACGGCGAGTTGTACCTTCAAAGTAAGTTGACATGTATTACCTCTATTAAGCAGCAGCTTGCAGCTCAATGGCACAAGCAGGGTTCAATGTACCGACACCCATAGCGAGGCGTCCGACAATGATGTCACCTTGATACATGGTCTTAACATCTGCACCAGTAGTCTGGACAGAAGGACCAATACCTTCAACAACACCAGCGCAATCCTTCTGATAAATCAGACCAGCGTGGGTACGGAAGTCACCAGAGTAATCATTGTTTTCGCCATCAACACGAGCAACGGATCCAGAGTTGGAACCTTGCAACATGAATGGGAGGTTGTTAGAACGCTTGATAGAAATACCAGCGATCTCATATAGACCTTCGCCGGAGTTCAGGTTGCCCTGATTGTTTCCGAAATCCCGGTTGAGAATATTCGAATCGACTTGCGATACGAGTGCGTAGTATTGACGTGGTGACAGTACAGCAGTACGTCCATCACGGGGTACATTTTTTTCATCCAAAATACTGGCCGCTTCAAAGAATGAATCGACTAAGGATTGAGCATTGTACTGATTGTTAGCACCCAAACGGATGACAGAACCACCTGGCTCAGGGCCTGGTGCAGCAGTCACAGGATGTGCTTCCCGTGCAGCCTTTGCAATAGTACGGAAGACTTTCTTGTCATAAGCTTCAGCTAGAGCATGTCCAATCTTCTTGGAGATCTCTGAACGAAGTGAGTAGTGAGCAAGAGTCTCATCAAGGTCATAGATAAATGCTGAAGAAATCAGCAGGTCATCCATGATGATGGTCTTCTCTGCCACTGGGGGATCACCACCGCCAAGAATAGGAGTACCAGGAGTGTGGTAAGCCGCCTGCATACGACCGGTAAAGATGAACTGCATACTCTTACCATTACGGAGAGTACGGTTCTGGATAGTACCTTTAGCGATACAGTTGGACTCATAAGCTTTGAACATCTCCCCACTGAAGAGTTTCAGATAGAGAGCATATTTGCCAGTAGCAGCAGAGTCTTGATAACCCTGTGACAGAGCAAGTTGGGGGCTCGAATTAATCGAACCGAAAGGAGTAGGCCGTGTATTATTAACAGCCGATCCTACATTAGGAGCAGTCATTGTTTTAAAGAGGTTGTAGTTTTGCTAGTTCCTCTGACGTCAGAAGTATTAAATTGTATATCGTCTTTCGTGTTAACCTCACGAACCGGTTCGGCTAAGGGTATCCGCGTACGGGCCAAAGCCAAAAGACTGGGGAAGGAATCGAACCTCCCCTACACCATCAGCCAATCTGTTTATAAACTACACCACGATAACGAAGAGCATCAGCTTTATAGTTTGCTGATTTCTTTTTTTGATTAGCGATGTAGCGGGTAACGATGTTAGACATTAGTAGTACCTTATGCATAGCTCCCGTTCCATAGCTATGTATCATGCGACCAAAAGGTTGAACGTAAGGTAATTTATTTAGTGACAATCATTGCCCATCCATTATATGGATTAGGGATTGCCCATCTTGGAAGCCAATT